GTGTGTCTGCCCTTGCGCATTCGAGCCGTGGCCGCCCTCGTTGCCAAAGCTGGTCAGCGTCTCGCCGAGAATCTTTCGCGCAATCGAGTATTGCATCGCTTCAAAGAATTTCTCGTATGTGGCCGGATCTTGCGAACGAGCGATTTTGAGCAGCTCGGTTTCAAATTTCAGATTTTGCGGTACCGCAATTGCGACACCGTCCACGATCGCCTGCGCAATACTAGCCGCCTGTTGCCGTTCTTCCACGTTGTCTGCATCGTTGTAGTACACAACTGCGGTGCCAGGGCCTTTTTCGGCGAACTTCAGCCACAACCGTTCCAGATTGCGCTTGAACCAACTCGGCCAGAATACCGACTTGAGGAGCGGCCGTCCCATACGATTGCGGCCGCGTTTACGATAGGTGAAGACCAGAAACTTTTCTTCGGGCACCAGATCACCACTCGACGCCCAAGGTTGCTTCAGGAATTGCAGCGGTCCAATCTGCGGCTCATAGCGGCTGCCAAACAAGAAAAGCTCCTGCGGGCAGTCGTTGATGCCCACCAGAGATGCCTGGCCAGCGCTTGTATCGAAGACCTGTTCTTGCACGGTGAAGCCGTAGCCTGGCGCATCCAGGACACAATCCAAAACCGAGTGAAAATCCTCAACGTTGGCGAGCTGATCTTTGACAAACTGCGCCACATCGAGCGCGAGCTGGCTCTCGTCGCCGGGCGAGACATCGTGATCGCGCTCCAGCACCTTCAGGCGCAGCGTTTCGAGAGCATCGGCGACATCCTCGTCCTTGTCTTCCAGCTCGCGGTAAAGCAGCATGGCCTGCGGATGGTTGTAGACCATCGTGGCCCAGATCATCGAAGGATTGCGGAGACCACCGAAAGCCAGCGAATTGCTATAGAGCGAGAGCTGCGATTGATACAGCGCTTCCTGCGTCACAATTTCGCCGCGCGGCGGCAGCGGCGGCGCTTGAAAGGTCTTTTCATCGGCCATTAGAACAATCCTCCTAGCAGCGTGCTCGATGGCGCTACGCCGGTTGTTTCCATGCCCAGGCCGCAGACATCGACATCCGCGGCCAGATCGGCCAGTGCCTTGGCCCAGAACACATCAGCATGGGCAGTGAGTTTTTTCTTTTGTCCGCCGGCTACGGCGCTATCGACCTCGATGCGCGGAGCGTCAAAGGTTACGCCGCTCGACGTTGCCTGGCGCTTGATCGCTTGAAACTCAGTGCGGATGCAGCCGTCGTAGGGGATGCGCGAACGCATTTTTTCAAGATTTCGTTTGATGCGAATCGCCAGATCGGTCTTTAGCCGAACGCCATTGTCGTTCGTGCCGCTGAAGCTCACGCCGAGAATCCGGCCAGGATTCGCTTCGTCAAAGTCGTCGTAAAGTCCAACGCCCATGCCCGTTTTGTCGATCGCCGTATGCCTCGTCAGCTTCACCACCGGATTCATGATCCTGAATTGATTCGGGAAGCTGATATTGTGCAGCCACGCCACCAGCCGCGTATGCGCGACATCGCCCAGTTTCTCGTCGAGCCACAGGCAGGTCGCATCGTGATCGCGGGCCACATCGATTCCGGCCGACAGCGGACCGTGCTTGCCGTCGGCTAATTTCTCGGCAAAATCTTTCAGCGCCGTTACCGGCGAGGTGTGATCGAGATGTATTAGCGTCGCGCCCAGGTCGTTGTCTTCGCAGGCAGCGATCAAATCGAGCGTCAGCCACGCGCCGGTGGCTTTCAGGAAGGTGCAGCAAAATTCCTGGTTCCATGTATCGTCGTCGTTCAAGCCGAGGCGCATTTCCTCGATGTTGATTGGGCAGCCTTCGCGCACGGCCATGTACACATCGACCCAGTGGCCGCTCCAGCCGTCTTTCTTGACCGGCAACTCGGATGGCGCGACGCCCAGGTCGAGTCCGAGCTGGCGCGCGATGTCGTAAAACTTTCCCTGTTCGCCGTTGGGCGTCGAGAGTACGCGCAGCTTGTGGCCGAGTGCGACCTGGCGGAAGACCGCGGCGAAGATGGCATAGCTGTCTTCGTGATGCGCGAATTCGTCCAGGATGGCGTTACCGGGATAGCCGCGCGCCGTACGTGGATTCGCCGGCAGCGCGATGATCCGCGAACCGTTCGGAAAGCTGATGCGCTGCTGTATGGCCTCGATCCGGCCCAGCGTGTCGATAAAATCTTCGTCCTGATAGAGCTGCGCCGTGCCGCCCATGAGCTGCAGGTTCTTCTGGCAGGTCTCGATGAATTCCGTCGACTGCGCTTTCGACGCGCTCAGAACAGTCCACGTATCATTCGGACGGATCAGGCAACCATCCTCGTCGCTCATGATGGCTTCGAGGCCCGTGGCGTAGCTGTAGCCAATACGCGCCGACTTCACTGCGGCCTTGAATCGTGTGTGATCGTCGATCCAACGCTGCTGATAGCCCCGGAGCTGAATCACCGGCGGCAGCTTGATCTCTTTTTTCGGAAACTCGAAACTAGGCATGAGCCGGAGCCTCCGAGGCTACCGGCGGCAGCCCGAAGACGCGCTCGCGGAGCCGGTTAATGTCTTCGACCGTCAGCTCGCCCTTGCGCAGCTTGCCGGCTGCCTTTTCCGTCTCGGCCTCCATCTGCTTGCGTTTCTGCTCGGCTTCCAGCTCAAGCTGAGCAACGCGTCGCTCATCGACAGCCACTCGACGCTCCTGGATCTCGACACGCTGAATGCGCGTCATGGCGAGCGTAAGATTCTCCAGATTTTTTACAAAGAGCAATTTATTGCCCGCGCTGGCGCTCTGCATCAAGGCAAAGACTTGGTCGCGCAGGGCATTCACCACTGCGGCGTTGGCACCGTCAAGATCGCATTTGGCAAAAGCCGCCGCGAACTCGCGCGCCTGCGCGCTCTCGCGCAACACGAACTGCCTGGCTTGTCGCACACGTAGATCGAACCAGCGTTGCAGTGTGGATTTCGGCAGCTTCATGTCGGGGAACTGCTCCAACACTTTCAAATCGAGCGTTTCCCAATCGACAAAACCGCCGGCATCTTCTTTCCACTTTTCGCTAAATGGACGCGCAGACTGCTCCGCGATCTCAAGCCAGGTGTGGCCGCTATCGTAGAGCGTCTGGATCGCGTCGCGCGCACTCTGCGGCAACAAGTCGATCTTGAGCGGTTGATGCTTCACACGCGGTTCGCCGGTTTTTGGTCTGGGCTTGGTCATGTCTAGGCAAACAGCACATCGTCGTTGCTACGCCCTGCCGTCACAAAGCGCAGGCCAGTAGCTGTTAGCTGGATCATGCTCAGCTCGACTCGGCCGGTGATCTCATTGGTCTGGGACTTGAAGTCGATGTAATCGAGCACCTGTAGATCCTGAAGAAGCGTGACGACCTGGTCGCGCCCCACCGTCTGCCCAAGTTTCTGCAGCATGGCCCAGACCTCGAAATCGTCCATCCGCGAGAACTGATTCTCGTGGCCCTGCCGGACGAGCTTCAAGATGATTCCGCGCCGGCGCCGCGCCTGGATCAACCCCCGCTCCGATGCGAATTCAATTCCCATGACGTTCCGTCTCCTCTGCTGTATCCAGCCGTGCGTGCAAACGCTCTACCGAGTTCGACAACGACTGTAAGACCTGGTCCTGCTGGTCAAATCTCTCGTATACACTCGGAAATTCGCGCGCCGCGTAAATCGCCATTCGCTCGACCTCCTCGAATTGGCGCTTGCCCTGCTCGGCCAGATCGCTCGTCGCATTGGCCATCTTGGTCTGCGCTTCCGCCGTCTGGTGCGTGCTGGTGACGATGGAATTAAAGCTGGTCGAGATGATGTCAAGCAGGCGCGAGAAAAATGGCGCCAGCAAAGCTAGCGCGATGATCGCTACGACCGGCCAAGGCCCCCAGGAAGTCAGAAGCTGAAATCCCTCGACCGGCTGCCGTTGGATCAAGCCAAAAGCTGCCAGAACCAGGGCGGCCCCTCCAGCCGAACTCAAACCGACCTTCACGTACCGTAGCCACCCCGAACGAAAGCCAGCCGAGATCTCGCTCGGCATCTTTGCAGCCCCCAGATCCAGCGTCGTCATCGTGCCCAACTCCCCCTCCTCAGCTTTCGAACTCTTGGCGTCATCAAACCTCTCCCCGTACCCCTCAACGCTGCCACGTAAAAATACCCCAGGCGCATACCTTTTGCATGGGTGGTACGTTCCCCTCAGTTGGCTTTTTCGATGCCTTAAAACGCCTTAATACGATTTCTCCCTTTTGGCCGCTCAATCCACCCTTTTGCCGCCTTTGATGGGGCCGTAAACGACCAGCGCCAATAAATCGTTTGGATAGTACGCTTTCCAGTATTTCGGCCACCGAATAACACGGCAAAAAAGCATTTTTGCGACCGGGACGTACCGCCAGGAGATGTTCAGATCGCCCCCGGTCTCTCCCATAAAATCGGAGAATTTCATACTCAAATATTTCGCGGATCGAGCCTTGATACGTTCCCAATGGGCGCGATCAATCTCCTGAAACTCGAAATGCTGCTCGGGATATCCTTCCTTTTTCATCCGCATTTTCCGTAGAGACAGACTGCCGGATCGGGTAAGGGCGCAACAGGCTCCCTTACCCGCCGACTCCTTATTAAGCGGGAGTGCCGAAGCTGATGGCGATCGAAGCCGTTCGCCCGGTCGGTTTGGCTACGGTGACGGTGCCCGTCGCGCTAAAGGTCTGCACGGTGCCGTCAGCGTCGGTCACCACGGCGCTCACGGAAACCGTCGCAGTGCCGGCAGCCACGGCCGCAATTGTGGCCGAGCCATCGGCGCTGTCTGTCAACGTGGCGATCGATAAGTCGCTGACCGAAAACGTCTGACTCGTAATCGTGGCGCTGGGGGTTTGTGTGGTGCCGTCGGCTTCCAGCGGAATAACCGACGCGACGACCGATTGACCGGCCGTCTCAGAAATGGAATTCAAAGTGCCCATCTGCTTCTCTCCTTGAAACAAAATTGCAACTGCGGTTGTGTGTTTCCGTTTACGGCGATGCCAGTGTCGAAAGATCCACCACTTCCATGCGCGATTTTTCTTCCCTTTGTCCATCGCCAATTCCTTGCGAAATCCCTTAACCGATCTCTTGCAGAATCGAGAGCACCGCTTCCTGCTTCGCCGCCGGCCACAGCTTCAGCATCGATGCCCACAGCAGCACATGACACTCGTCCACGTACTTTTGCCACCAAGCAAGCGTCGCCGGCTGATTCTCACCCCAGGTGACGAACTGAATCTTGCCGTCAGCGGTGTATTTCGGCGCGACCATGCAGTGGCCACCCCAGCCGCCTGGCGTCCCTTGCTGGCCGCTCACCACATCCCATAGACCAGAGCTTTGCGCGGAAAGCGGCAATTCTGCGCCCATGTAAACAGATTTGAAATAGGCAATTGCCTTGCGGACGTGGTCCAGGTTTTGTGGATCGGGCGAGACATATCCAAGCAGCGTGTCGCCGGCAAAGCCGTCGCGCTTGATGCCGGCCAGGATGTCCATCTCAATGCCGCCCTGGTCTGTGTTTGGATCGTTGGGATCGTAGCCGCAGTATTTCTTGTATGCGCCCTCGACAATGCTGTCGAGCGCCGTAACGATCTTGCCCTCGGCCAGCGTCGCCACCTGCAACGAATGCGCGAGCCCGGCGATCGTACAGTCACCAAGACCATCCGGCGCGCTAGGCGGGTTGTTTGGATCGGGACCGTTGAGCATCATGCCCCAGTCGGTAACGCCGTCGGTATTGTCGGCTGCGGCGGGAGGCGCGGGCAGCAAAGCCATAACCTTATGCGCCGCCAGCCGGTGAGCTGCGCTGTGCCGCACAATGGGGCGGCCTAATTTTAACTGCGATCGATCGATCATGATTCCTCCGCGAACCATTTGTCGAGCGTGGACTTGATCTTCCCTTCGGCTACTTTCGGATACCTTGGCACGTCGATCTTCATAACCTGTGCGGCAGCATCGTAGGCATAGTCGATCTCGACCTCGCCGAGAATCGTGTCGTGGGTGATCGTCCCCGACGGCAAAGGCAGAGTCACGCCGGTTGCCGCCAGCTTTTGCTGCTTGGCGGCGACCTGCTCAGGCGTGAGGTGATAGGTAAGCGTGTCCATACGATTCCTTACTTGCGCGGGCTGGAGGCACTCCAATCGGATTGGGTTATGAGCCCGTCGATTGGAGACAGCCCGCGCAAACTTAGTTAGGGGAGCGGCTTAGGAATCGGCGCGCCCGGTACAGGCGGCGGCGGCGGTACAAGATTCGGCGCACCAGGTGCAGGCGGCGGTGGCGGCCCAGGATTCGGCTGATTCGGATCAGGCGGAATCGGCGGCCCTGGAACGACGGGTATGGCTTCTGCAACATCCTCAAGCGCATGTCCGATTTTTCCAAAGAAACTCATAATGCTCCTCTCATTTGTTTGTTACGGGTTAACGCGGATTGCAGTGCTTCTTTTCGCGAGTGCTGCGCAAGCTGGTTAAAATCCCAGCGCTTCAGCTTGCCACAGCGCTACCGCATACGGCGCGCCTGCGGTGCTGGCAATCATCTGCCGGTCGCTTGCGCTCCAATACCCCGCGACCGCCTTGAGATGGATTGCGCGTTTCGATGCTTTGGCTTTTACTTCGCTCGTCGACTCAGTCGAGGAAACGTAGCCGTCAATGACATGCACCGCCGCATCCAGCGATGCAATTACCACAACGCCAGCCGAGCGGCTGTTGCTATTCTTCACGGATGCAGTCTGGAGCAGCGCATCGGTATCTTCAACGGCTGTATCCACTAGCGCCTTGATATTGCTCCACGCTGTCGTTTTGGTCGCGCTCGATGTTGCCGAAAGATAATCGGAGAGTGGTTTTTCCAAGTTCGTCAGGTCGGTTTCGACGGTCGTTAGAGCGCTGGTCGCGCTCGCCGAATCCGAACCGTTGGTACTTACCGCCGAATAGATCGTGATGGCCTCGTTCAACAGGCTCACGGCCGTCGGCAGGTAGGCGTTGATCTCGGTCACAACCTTGTTCACGTCGCTGGCTGAGCAGCCGGCCGTAGGCAGAGTGCCCAAGGTCAGAAGCACGATGAGCATCCAGGCCCCGAGCTTGGCCTGCGTGCCGGTCGAGCCACTGTTGTTCGTCGCGCTTCCCGAGCCGGGATCTTTGGCGAGCAACCCAAGCAACGCCGTGGCCAGCGCGGAGATGAGCGTGACGAGCGTGCCGGTTCCCGCCGTGCCCAGTGTGATGCCCTGTTGCGACAGCACTCCGGCAACGGTTGCAACGCAAATCAGCAAGCCAGCCACCGAGGTCTTCGGATGTTTCCAAATGTTCGAGATGAGATTCATTGATTCCTCCTCCGGGGCAAACCCGGCATTTGCATTAAGCCGCTGTCTGTGCGGCCGCCGGACCGTCCGGCTGGAGGTCGTATTGCGTAAGGTCAAACTCCGCTATCAGCGCACGGAGCGACGCGGCATATTGCGGGTTGGTCGAATACCCACAAAGCTGTAGCTCAGCACAAAAATGCGAGGGATCGTCCGCCACGATCATGGCCGGACGGTAGCGGGATGTCAGCGCCAGCAGCACCGCGTGCGCGGCGAAACAATCAGTTGGCGATGCGTAGCGCGCGAACTTCGCCATCTCGGCCGTGCGCCGGCCGTCCACAAACTCGCTGGTTTTGAACTCCGCATAGCTGTCGGCCTGCGCGTGAGCGACCGCTTTGATGCCGAAAAAGTTGTTGGCTTGCTGCGCCAGAGCGGATTTTCCCCATCCACTTTCGAGGATGGCCTGCGCGATGGTCACGCTCGCCGGCACGCTCCATTTCTTCTGCGCCGCCTGCGCTGCCGGAGCCACCATTTTCAAAAACAAATTCTGCTGAGTGTTCATCCGCGCCTCGCGCTCCGGTGCAATAGCGTGGCGGCCGAACAATGTTTGAAGCATGATTGCTTCTCTATTGCCCGGCACGACGCACGTTTGCTCTGGCTCCCCGCGATCCTTTCTTGTTTAAGAATTCGCGGTGCCATCCCGGAGGATGTGAGTCAAGCGTAGGCGCGATGCGCCTGCATCAGCGGCGCGCGTGGCCCGCAGGTCGCGCGTGTCGATCTGGTGTCAAAATTGGCATTAGTGCTGGAGAAAAGCGGCGATTGATAGGGGAATTTAAGCGGCTAGCGGATAGTTTCCGATCAGCAGTTCGTGCACACGCTTGCGATTGGATTGGCCACTGAGCGTATAGAGTACACCAACTCGGCGCAAAGAAAATCCATATTGCTTGGCGGCAGCACGCGCTTCGGCGTGATCCTCAAAACTCATTAGCCACGTCGCGTGCAGCTTCGCCAGGCGCGCAAACATCTCCGCTCTGCGCTCGCGCGTGAGCGGCACATAACGACCGTTGGGCTCGTATTCGATGTAGGGTGGATCGAGATAAAAAAACGTATCGCGATGGTCATAACGATCGAGAACATCGGCAAAATCCCGCTGCTCGATCAGTACGCGCGCCAGGCGCGCGGAGGTCTGCTCAAGCAGTGACCGTATCGTATCCAGAGGGCGTTTGATGCGCGGATACATGGCGCTGGCTCGCGCAAAATGTTCGCCTTTACCAGAAAAGCTGTACCAGCTCAAATAAGCAAATCGCAGCGCGCGATCAATCTCGTCATTTGGAGGAACTTCAGCGCGTAGCTCGCGGAAGCGACCGGCGTGGACGCACTCTTGTTCGAACCGCTCGGCCAGCTCGGCCGGCCTATGCTTGGCCACACGAAAAAAGTTGATGAGGTCGCCATTTACATCGTTCAACACCTCAAGCGGCGATGGCTCTTTGGCGAAGAGCAGCTTTGCGCTTCCGGCAAAGACTTCGACGTAATTGCGATGCGCGGGGATAAGCGGAAGCAGCGTCTTCAAAAGCTGTTGTTTGCCACCAGGCCAACTGATAGGACTTGCCATGTCCATCAGTATCGCTCGCATGGTTAGCGAAGACAAGGCGAAGATAGCAATATTCGTCCCGCGTTTCTCATGCCAAATACGATTGTTAATTTGTCTGCAGGATGTAGGCAAAAATGAATCGAAGGATCAAGTAGACCAAACCGGCGCTGAGGCTGAAGGCCCATAAGGCGGCGAATATCGCCCAGAAAATTGATCGCGGCGTAAGAGAAACTGACTTTTCAAGTGGTTCCTGAGCATCGAATAATGTCATCGATTATGCTTCCTGACCGATGCAGGCTGGCCAATCCATTTGATTACCTCGCCAACAATAGAAAAATTCCCTTCAGCGCGCATAACGCGCACCTGAATTCGCGGTGAAATGTGCTGTGGAACCAACATATAGGTATCCCCGTCTTTACGGAGCCATTTAATCGTAATGCCGTCACCTTCTCGCGCGGCAACCATGCGTTCAACTAATTTTCGTGGATCTCGACGTGAGGTATCGACGATCACTATGTAGCCATCGCCAATGATCGGTGTCATTGAGTCGCCTGCAACCTTTAAGGCAAAAAGTTCGCCAGTAGCCGGGAACCACAATTTGGGCAACATTAAAACCTGGGCAATTTCTCTTTCGTCTGTTGCGCGAGGGGTTCCAGCTGCTACCGGGTCGCGTAAAAGCGGAATCGGTCGGGTTATGGTTGTGCCTGAATCCAATCCACTTCCAGCATGTAGAGCATCCGCTAAACCAGACTCCATGATGAAGTAGTCCTTTAGTTCTGCATTGACAGTCAGGGTGGAGAGCTTTGCCAATATGCGAGGGGCAGGGCGATCTGTGCCTTTTTCCCAGTTAGATACAGCAACCTGGCTAACCCCGAATAAATCCGCAAACTCCTTTTGCGTCAACCCTTTTGCTGAGCGAACAGATCGGATATGCGCACCTAGCGCACGGGTCATTTGCGAAAAAAGCGTACTTTTACCGTTGACATTCATATAAGCGCGCTTATACTTAACCTGTTCTTCCGGAGTTTCAATTTGAACACCCATTTTAGCCCGGTTCAAACAATTTTGCGCGATCAGCAAAAACGTAGGGTCAATTATTCGGCGTTGGCGCGGGAGTTGGACGTGACGCCACAACATGTTCGGCGCGTGGCTCTTGGGATGAGTACTTCGGCGCGAGTGCTGAAGCGTTTGGAACGGGAATGGCGGCATATTGAACGCCTGGCGGAGCGTGCGGCATGAAGCAATCATCACGCTCACAATCTTCGGCTAGTGCCCGAATCACGTCTACGTCAAAAGCACAGGAAAAATTCCCCGCTATTTTGCAGCAGGAACTCTTCGACAGGCCCAATTCGATCGTTCCCGGCTCTCTCAACGACGCCGGAATGATCCGCGCCTCCTTGGTCGAGGCTATCCGCAAATCCGCGAAAAGCCGCGAAGAACTTGCTGAAATCATGACGCTGCTTACCGGCACCGAAGTCACGGCAAGACGGATCAACGCATTTACCGCGGAATCGCGGGAGGATTTTCGGTTTCCAGCAGAACTAGCTCGCGCTTTCTGTATTGCCACCGACGATTTTTCTCTTTTGCGCAACCTGATCGAAGCAGCTGGCTACTACGTCGTCGATCAGGCTGAATTCGAGATGCTCCAGCTCGGCCGCGAATATCTGCGGCAGAAGCGGGCGAACGAAAGGGTCGAATCGCTCGAAGCGCGGCTGCGGGGGGTAGAACTATGAGCGCCGCCCTACAGCTCGCCATTGTGCCCTCAGCCGAGCAATGGATTTCGGCCGAGGAAGCGATGCAGATTACAGGCTGGACCGATCGCTGGCTGCGCGCAAAAGTTGCGTGCGGAGCCGTTATCTCGCGTGAATCAACGCAAACTGGACCCAATGGTCGCCCAGTCCGCGAATATCTCCTAAGCTCCCTTCCCCTGTCTCCCTCCCAGGCGGTGCAGACACACCTGACCGTGGTCGCACCGCCTGCGGCCTCATTTGGGCCGCTTTTCGCGGGCGTTTCCGCTAATTTATCGGAGCGTATTGTGCTTCCCGATTCTGATAGTCAAGCCCAGGCAGAGCAACGCCTGGCGATTCTGCGGCCCGTACTCGATTACCCCGACGATCCCGAGCGGTTCACCGCGCTGGCTCTGCCAGACGGCCGCCGCGTAACCTCGGTCGAAAAAATGATCGAGTACGTCGCGGCCGGTGCGAACGTTTCCTCCCGGACCATCAAGCGTTGGCTGGCGGCCTATCGCGCCTCGAACTTTGCGGCGCTGGCAGATCGCGTCCGCGCCGACAAGGGACAGAGCCGCTGGTTCTCGCGACACCATCAAGCGGCGATCCTGGCCGCCTATCTCTATCTCGGCGACATCGATCGCCTCGGGCTGAGAACTAGCGAAAAGCCACATCGCGGCCAGAGCGTCGCATTTGTTTACGAGCAAATCTGCGAACAAGCTGACAGCCTCGGCATCGCAAAAGACGAACTGCCCAGCCGCGAGACGGTGCGACTCTTCCTCAGCCAGCAGATCTCGCCGGCCATGAAGGCGCTCGCGCGTGACGGGCAGCGCCAATACCGTGAGCGCATGTCGCCATACATCCGACGCCGCTACGACGACATCTACGCCAACCAAGTGTGGGTCGGCGATCAGATGTGGCACGACACCGAAGTGGCCAACGACATCTTCGACGATATGCCGCTCGGCGCGCCGGTTCGGCTACGCCTGGACGCGTTCGAAGATTTTCGCAGCCGCAAGATCGTCGGCGCGACCTGGACCCACCACGGTAGCTCGCGATCAATTGCCGCCACCTTGCGCCGCGGCATTCTGCAGTACGGTCCACCCGAGATGATCTACGTCGACAACGGCAAGGATTATAAAAAAGTTGCCAAGGGCGCGCAGCGCGGTTTCCCGGTCGAGGATCTTCACCCAGAGGATATTGCGTCAATCGAACAGACCGGATTCCTGGCGCGCATTGGCTGTGGCGTCGTGCATTGCATTCCGCGCCATCCGCAATCAAAGGGTGTCGAGCGTTGCTTCGGAACGGTACATCACTTCGATGCATTCTTCTCGACCTACACGTCCGGCTCCTCGGCCACGCGGCCAGAAGCTACCGGGGTCGCGATGATGGAGCACCGCCGCCTATTCAAAAAAGGCCGCGTCGCCGAGTCGAATCATCCGCTGGCCAGCGCCTTCATTCTCGCTTGCTTGTCATGGATCGATAAATACAATGCCACGCCGCATAGCGGCGAAGGTATGGACGGCCTGAGCCCTGACGAAGTTTTCGAGGCTGAGCAGAATCCCAATCAGAAGCCCACACCCGAGCCCGCGACACTCGCGCTGTTGATGGCCGAGTACGAACGTCGGCAGGTGCGCGAATGCGCCGTCACGATCAACAAGCGCCGCTACACGCCGCGGCCCGAAGATCGCCTTGCCTGGGCTGCGATGCACGAGTGCAACGAGCGCGAGATTCTCGTGGCCTACGACCCGCTCGATCCCGAGTGCGCCGCGGCTCTCGATCTTGATGGCCGGTTCATCGCGTGGCTCGAAGCCG